AGCGAGAGAAGCAGCGAAACACCTCATGAAATGAAAGAAGAAGTTATTTTGTGGATCATCCGCTGGGGAGATCCGTACGCATTAGAGTGCAAGACAATGACCAGACTGGAAGTCGAAAAGTACGCTCAAGAAAATCAAAAAAGCGCGGAGGTACATATATAATCAATTAAAAAATGTGAATAAATTAAGTAGAAAGGAAAGAAGATGTATGAAAATAATTAAATTAAAAAGTATTCACATCCAGAATTTTAAGGGATGTGTGAACAAGTTAATTTCATTCGGCGAATTAACGAAAATATATGGCGCAAATGCAACTGGAAAGACAACGGTATTTGATGCTTTCACATGGTTGTTGTTCGGAAAAGATTCGCATGGAAGTGCAAAGTTTGATATTCGCCCATTAGATAAAGACGGAAAGATGATTGATAATCTTGATATCAGTGTAGAATCTGTTATTTCAGTAGACGGTGAAGAATATACGTTGAAAAAGGTTCAGAAACAGAAATGGGTTAAGAAGCGAGGAACGAACTCTGTAGAATTTCAGGGGAATGTGAATGAATTTGAAATCAATGGTTATCCGAAGTCAGAAAAGGACTTTAAAGCGTTTATTTCCGGTTTGATTGATGAAAAGATTTTCAATCTGATTACAAATCCGGTCGCATTTACTTCTTTACCGTGGAAAGAACAGAGAGAAATCTTGATGCAGTTCGTTGCAGATTCTTCAGATGTTCAGATTGCAGAGGGGTACGGAGAAAAGTTTTTAAAACTTATTCCAGAGCTGAAAATCGCAAGCACGGACGATATTCTGAAAAAGTATACAAAAGCGAAGAATACATTAAAAGAGAAAATGACAGAGATCCCGGCACGCATTGATGAAGTATCGAAACAGCTTGTCACAGTAGATGTCGGTGCTCTTGAAGTGGAAAAAGCTGCGAAAGAAACTGCTTTGAAAAAAGTAGAGGATAAACTTGCTGGTGGAACTGAGAAAAGCAAAGAGATCAATGCTAAAAGAGAACAAGTGATGAACCTGAAATTTGATTTAAGCGATATCAGCAATAAAGAAACAGAGATTCTGATGGAAAAGAGAAGAGGTGTGGCTTCTGAATGCAACGAAGTAGAAGAAAAACTAATGTCTTTGAAAAGACAGGCTAATTCTATTGCGGTGGATATCGAAAGCGCAGAAAAGCAAAAAGAGAGTGCGGAAACTGATAAAAAGAAATTTATAGATGAATGGAGACGCGAAAAAGCAAGCGTGTTCCCAGAAATGAAGACATTCCTAGAATATACGCCATTGCCGGAACTTGCAGAAGACGATTTGATTTGTCCGACTTGCGGTCAATCTCTTCCGAAAGAAGTTCGAGAAAAGCGTATTTCTGATTATGAGGAAAGAAAGAAAAATGACGAAGAGAGATATAAAAAATCGAAGGCTGAATATGAAGAACGCTACATTTCAGATAAAGAAAAGTTTGAAAAGAACAGAGAAAACAATCTGAAATCCATTACAGAAAAAGGACAGAAAGCAGCAGATAATATTCGAGAATATCAGAAAATCATTAATGATAAACAACAGGAACTGGAAGCAGTCAATGCAGAAATCGCAAAATCCGAAGAAACATTAAAAGAAAAGAAAGAAATTCTTGAATCGATCCCGACTGTAGCCGATATGTTAAAAAATGAAGAGTACAAAAAAATCAGCGAACAGATTCTTATGTTGGAAAATGAAATCGAAGAAATGAGCAAAGAAACAGTTGGAAAAACAGAATTAGAAGCAAAAAAAGCTGTTTTGCGTGATGAAATCTCAGATATTATTGCGAAAATCAAATCTGTGGACAATTCAAAAGTTAAAGAGCGTATTGCAGAGTTGGAAAAAGAAAAAGCGGAAGTCGGACAGAAGATTGCAGAACAGGAACAAATGATTGATTTAACAGAAGAATTTATCAGAGAGAAAATGAATCGAATTTCTTCTGTGATTAACGAGAAGTTTGGGGGAAGAGTTACGTTTAAACTTTTTGAAGTTCAGATAAATTCTGGAATCAGAGAAACTTGTGAATGTCAGTGGGATGGAAGAACCAATATGAGTAATGGAGAATCTATCGTGGCAGGAATGTATATTTGCAAGGCACTATCTGAATTATATGAAGTTAGTTGCCCTCTTTTCGTAGATAATTCGGAAGCGGTCAGCGATGGTAGATTTCCAGATATGAACTGCCAAGTTATAAAATTGTTTGTTTCTAATGATAAGGAGCTTGTAGTTTGCTAGAAATGTTTGATTAGGAGTGGAAAATGAGAGCAGAATGGAGAATCAAAGGAATTTATAAGGCTGATGCTCAAAAAGTCGCTGATGAAATCGGAGATAAAAAAGTTACACCACAAGAAATTCTTGAAAAGGCTAGAGATGAAACATCCGAACTTCACAAGTGTTTTGAATGGGATGATAGCGTGGCAGCAGAACGATACCGATTGCAACAGGCTGGAAATGTACTGAGGATGTTGGTATTTACTCCAAAAACAAGTGAAGAACAGCCAGTACGATGTTTTCACATAACTACGGAGAAAAATACATATCAGCCGACACAGCAATTTCTTGTTCAAGAAAACGAGTATCAGATCCTTTTGAAAAAGGCATTGAATGAGTTAGAAACATTTAAGCGAAAATACCATACACTTTCCGAACTGGAACAGGTATTTGAAGCAATAGAAAGTATTTAAAAACTGAATATCTGCTTATCGCCTGTGTAGTTGACAGATAGACTGTCAAAGAAACATAAGGTATATCAATAAAGATCACGACACGATACTACACTACAAGACATTCTATCTGTGAATTATGCAGGCGAAGATGGTAGGTATAGCTGTTGGCTTGATTGCTGGCAATAAAAAACAAAACTAACGAAAAAACAGGAAAAATCATCTAAACAAATTATATGAAAGAATAACATACTATATTGCATGTTTTCAAGTCAATACCTATGCCTATCATTGGCAGATAAAAGTAAAGCATATTATAACGAATAATAGGCTATGAAAGTAAAAGACAGAATATGAAACCATAACAGTTTGACCGTCTTGTTGGTTGCAATAGTAACCGAAACCAAACTTTACGAATGAATAGGACGGAATATTGAAGATTACGAAACCGAAGAATAGAAGAGCATATAAGAAAACAGACTATTGCAACGAATTGGACGGTCAAACGGAAAAACATACAGGAGGGTTATAAAAATGAAAAATGAATATGTAATTGAATTAAAGCCGTTAGGAAATAAATTTATGGAAGTAACTATTGTAGGGGATAGTGATTTAGTCCTTAACAAAATGAATGATGTCAATGCAAAGCAGTTGATCGATAAGAGAAAGGATAAGGCAAAAGACACTACAAAACCTAATACGTGGGAAGAAATTATTACCTCTATGCACTGGTACAACGGAAAACCTACCGATTTTTCAGAAAAAGGTCTTGCAAAAGCATTAAAGGAAAATGCGCCTTGCATTACTGATTTTGGGTTGAAAAAATCTTTCGGAGACGCTGTAGTTCGCGCCGAGATCGACAAGTACAAGACAAAATTTGATGCAAACGTGAACATGGTGGATAAAAGCGGTTTAGTTCCGATTAAATTTGCAGAGCATTTTATTGATGAGAAATTGATGTCTCCAAAGAAAGGAAGTCCAGTGCTTGTTCATCTAAATCGATTTACTGGATGGAGCGCAACATTCACAATTTCTTATATGGAAAATGTATATTCTGCGGAACAGATTATCAATATCATCAATATTGCAGGATTTGGACTTGGAATTGGAAGTGGCAGAACGAGTGGTTTTGGAAGATACCATGTAGAAAATGTAAGGGCGGTGTAAAGAATGATCGCAATTAAAGCACGATACTTAAAGCATGGAGAAGCCATCGGAAAAGACTATGTTTTTGCTTGCAACTTCCTTCCGAAACTTGGAGATATTGTAAAAGCCGGAAAGGCAAAGGCGGTTGTGACGGAAGTAGATACATCAGATGGTGCGGTTTACAAGTACGATGGGGAATTAAGAGTAGCGGAAGAGGTGGAGGAATAAATGTCAGAAGAAACAAAAGAATACATAAGACTTCACATGGAAATATTGAGAGAATCCATGAAGAAAGAGGGATTGTTATTTGCAATCGCAGTTGATAAAAAAGATTTCGACAATTCGAGCATCTGCATTATCGAAAAAGAAGCACTTATTTCAAAAGGAAAAGCCGAGGGAATAAAGTTTCGATTAGATGAATTGAACAAAGGGTTATTGTAGGAGGAATAAATTATGTCAGAGAATGCACAGGTAGAAAAAAATAACACAGAAGTGGATCAGGAGAAAAAAGCATTTACCACAGGGCTTAGCGAATGGTCAAATACGATTACAAACCTTATAGAAAGAGATTATGACTCTTGTGGTGTAAAGTTTGATGATTATTCTAAGAAATGCGCATTAGAAGCAATGACTTCTATTTATAATCTTGTAAGAACAAACCCGAAAGTAAATATGGGAAGTCTTGATACAAGCAATTTAAGAGGAATCGTTGAGCATTGTGCAAGTCTAAAACTCAACCCAAGTGCTTATCCGAGAGAGTGTTATTTCCAGTTAAGAAATGTAAAAGTTGGTATAGATGAGTATGGAAAAGACATTTGGCAACAAATGGTAGAATTTGGAATTGAGGGCGCAGGATATGACGCACTTTTGAGTAACTACGGAAAAGATGTAGATAGAGTTTATCCATATTGGGTTGTCAAAGAAGGAGATACATATATTCCACCAAAGCATAAAGGTATTGAGATAACACCTCCTGAGTGGGAAGAAAAAGGACTATCTGAAAAGGCTGCGAGAGTCGTATATCCAGTAAAACTAACAGATGGAACAGTTGTATATCTTATGGCAAATAGGGAAAGTGTGAAAGTGAATTTTCTTGCCCATGTGAAACAAAATATGATAAATGCTACATTCGGGATTTGCGCTGACAGATATAAGGCAACAGAAAAACAAAAAGAGCAGATCAAGGAGAAAAAAGCGGAGGTATTGAATGCTTTGAGAAAATGCGAAACCATTGATGATATGATTTCGTGCGAAGCTGCAAAACCGTTTATTAGCAGTTCGTGGCTTGACACTCCAGAAAGTATGATTGTAAGAAAAATGCTAAATAATGCTACGAGGAAATATCCGAAGAATTATGACACCATGGCAAATAAAGCGTTTATCGAAATGGATGAGATTTATCAGAATTCGCGGGCAGAAATCGCAGAAAACGAAAATTCACAGCCATTTGAAGTTGTGGCAGACGTGGAAGCGAAAGAAGAACCAAGTTTTGTGACGGAGGGGTAGAAAATGAGAGTAATTAGCCAGGATGGAATGCAAGATATTCCGTATAAGAAATTTGTATTTTCAATTACAAAAGACAACAGGATTGTAGCAACGATAGGTTGTACTGCTCCTCCAACAGAATTGTATATGTCATCAGTTGCAAAATATTCTACACAAGAAAAAGCCATGAAAGCAATGGAAATGTTGAGAAGTGCTTATACAGGGATGCCAGTTGTTTTTCAAAATATAGAACCTTCAGAAAAGTTTAGGGAATTACTTGAAATAACAAAAACGAACGGAATTATCACAATCACAGATGATAAAAAGTCGAAAATCGAATATGTCAATAATGTGATTTTTCAGTTTCCGAAAGATGAAGATGTGGAGGTATAGTATATGAAATTACATTTTTACATTTTGAAAGGACTATACGGAAGTAATCCAAAACTCACATATTCTGAATGTGAAGTGGACGAAAAGCCAAAAACTTATAAACCGATAAGCAGATTCCCGGACGGATATTTTAGTTCGTTCGTTAAAAAAGAAGATGTTGCGAGTTTAATCGGAGGAAACGTAGTTGTCTTAGAAGAAAAAGATGATAAGAAAGCAAAAGAAATATTTGCACATTATTTTGATCGAGCCATTGATCTTAAGAAAAGTGAAATAGATAACTTGGAAAAAAAGTTAAAAGCTATTAACGAATTTGGGGATGTATAGCATGGACGAAGCAGAGAAAATAAAGATTATTGCCGAACATTACGGATATGACTCGCAAAGCAGACAGTGCATTGAAGAGATGGCAGAATTGACACAAGCCATCAATAAGTGGTGGAGAGTTTGCGGAAACGGTCAAAGGACTGAGAAAAGTATTGCAGAGTGCAGAGACAATTTGGTTGAAGAAATTGCGGATGTGCAGATTATGTTATGGCAGATCGAATACCTGCTTCTTTCTACACCGGAAGTAAATCAGATGATTACACAGAAATTGAACAGGCAGTTGGAGAGGATTAAGAGAGAATGATAGCACATTGTTTATTTGAGCAGTCCGGAACATTCAAGAATGAATTTAAGAAGTTAAGCTACGAAGCCTACGATTACGATATTCAGAATGAGTTTGGAGAAACGGATTATGTGATCGACCTCTTTTCAGAAATAAGTGGGGCGTATGATGGAAGACCAAGTATATTCGACAAGATAGAAACGGATGATTTGATACTTGCGTTTTTCCCATGTACATACTTTTCTGATCAAGGATCAAGACATTTATGTTGCACGGCATATCAATACAAGAATTATACAGTAGAGCAGAAATGTGAAGTTGCAATGAAAAGACATAGGAAGTTGAGCTTGTTTTATGAAATACTGAATAAACTTGTAATTGTTTGTCAGAGAAAAAAGCTACGACTCGTAATAGAAAACCCATTAAGCACAAGTGGCACGCATTATCTAACCCATTTTTGGTGTTTGAAACCACAAATTATTGACAAGGACAGAACTCAAAATGGAGATTATTTCAAGAAGCCAACACAATATTGGTTTATTGGACTAGAGCCTAAAAGAAATCTCGTGTTTGAACCGTTGCAACAAGTAGATGTTATGAAGCAAAGATATGTAAAAAATGATAATAAATTAGGCATAGATAGGAAAACAGTGAGATCAATGATTCACCCTCAATATGCAAACAGATTTATCAGACAGTATTTAATAGATGAAAGCGAGGTGGTCTAATGCTTATGAAATGTATAAATTCTGGTAGTAGTGGTAATGGATATGCACTCATTTCAGATGATGAAGTTCTACTAATAGAATGTGGAGTTCCGTCGAAAGAAATGTTGCGTGCGATTGATTATCAGACAAGTAAAGTTGCCGGATGCCTTATCTCTCATGAGCATGGTTAAGGAGACCATGCAAAGTATATCAAGCAGTACATGAAATACGGTATCAAGTGTTACACCTCTGATGAGGTACAGGAACGTATTGAAACAATCTATGGAGAAAAAACGATAGGAATGAATCGTATGCACGTTGCAAAAATCGGTTCATTCCAAGTGATACCGTTCCAGTCACCACATAACGGTACAGAATGTGACGGTTTCTTGATTAAACATGAAAAAATAGGTTGCTTGCTATTTATTACAGACGCAGAATATTGCAAATATGATTTCTCAAAAATGGGTATCAACCATGCAATGATCGAGTGCAATTATTCCGAGGATTACTTAGATGTGGAAGAAAATCAAGGTAAAACAAATCATGTACTGCAAGGACACATGGAATTACAAACTTGTAAAAGGCTCATACAGACGATTAACAGTCCAATGCTAAGAAGTGTAGGCTTACTGCATTTAAGTTCACAGAATGGAAATCCTGAACGATTCAGAGAGGAAATAGAAGAATTGGTCGATTGTGATGTAGATGTGTGGGTAGCAGAAAAAGGTATAGAAAGGGAATTACGGTTGGAACCGTTTTAGGTGAGAAATGAAAGAAACATTAAAAGTCAAAGATATTCTTTCGCATTGCGAAGAATCTGCGAAAAAGTGCAGAATTTTAGCAGATAAGGCAATCGAGAATGTCGGACACGGAGAAAGCGAAGAATCAGCAATCGGTGCGTGTGCGTTCTTTATGCAAGAACAAAGAATGTATAGGCAGATGATACCGGACATTATTAGAGAATTGGCGGAAAGTGAGGATAAGGAATGAACAGCATTGTAATTGTCGGTCGGGCAGTCAGAGATGCAGAAGTGAGATATTCCACAGGCGAAAAGTCAACAGCGTATGGAAATTATACACTTGCAGTTGATAGACCGTACAAAAAAGACGGAGAAAAAGAAGCAGATTTTATCATGTGCAAAGTGGTTGGAAAGACCGCTGAATTTGCAGAAAAGTACATTACAAAAGGCGTGAAGATGATTGTTCGCGGTCGGATGCAGATTGATAACTACACAGACAAGGACGGAAACAAAAGACAGTCAGCATATATTTTCGTTGAGCAGCAGGAATTTGCTGAGAGCAAAAATGCAAATCAGCAGAATAACAACAATGTACAGGCAGGACAATCACCTTATGGAAATATGCCTACCGATTCGGAGGGATTCATGCACATTCCGGATGGGATTGATGAAGAATTACCGTTTAATTAGATTTTAGGAAGGAGCAGGGGATTTGTGCGCACAAAAAATCATGGTTTGCTCCGATAGAAGAAATGGAAAAGAGAAAGAAAAGAATAAAATGTGAACTGTATAGAGATTCTATGCAGAACTACAAAAAATATGCAATACCTCCGGCACAACTGATTATTGCGGATGTACCGTATAACGTAGGAAACAACTTTTACGGTAGCAATCCAATGTGGTATAACGGCGGGGACAATAAAAACGGAGAAAGTAAACTTGCAGGAAAAGCCGCATTTAATTCGGATTTCAATTTCAACTTGTATGAGTATTTTCATTTTTGTTCAAAAATGTTGAAGAAAGACGATACAAAACCAGTTGTAAGAGGTAGAAGTAGTAATTCGCCGTGCATGATTGTGTTTTGTTCGTTTGAACAGATCCAGACGCTCATTAAAGCGGCAGAGAAGCACGGGTTTGTGCATTATATACCGCTTGTCTTCTGCAAGAATTATAGTCCGCAGGTACTAAAAGCAAATATGCGTGTAGTAGGTGCAACAGAATATGCACTTGTGTTTTATCGTGACAGACTACCGAAATTTAGAAATGGAGTGCAGATAGATGAAAACGGTAAAACAATTCAGGGAACAGGGCATATGATTTTCAACTGGTTTACATGGGAACGTGACGGAAAAGAAATTCCTAAAATTCATCCGGCACAAAAGCCAGTGAAAGTTCTAAAACGTCTGATTGAAATATTCACAGATCCGGGCGACGTAGTAATTGACCCTTGTTGTGGTAGCGGTTCTACTTTGAGAGCGGCGGCAGAATTAGGACGTAGTGCTTTTGGTTTTGAAATTGATAGAAATTTTTACGCAAGAGCAAGAGATGAAATGCTTGTTTTCGATAAAGATAATCAGATGTCGATTTCAGATTTTTTAAAGGAGTGATAAACAATGACAATACAAAAAGCAATAGAAATATTGAAAAATGAAAGACCGGGTTGTGGAGAAAAAGTTATTTATACAGAAAGTGAAAGGTGTGAATCTTATGATATAGCAATATCAGCATCGGAAAAGCAGATACCGAAGAAAGCAGAATATGGAGGAGGTTATATTGACAATGGTTTTGTAAAATACAGAATGGCAAAATGCCCTAATTGTGACAGATGGCATAGTAGTAGAGAAGAGATTTTCTATTGTTCAAAATGTGGGCAGAGATTAGATTGGAGTGATACAGATTGAGCAAAGATATATCAACGATTTTTACTAAAGAGCAAAACAAATCTTGTGGAAGGAAAGGTTATTGCGGATTTAAGAGAGAAAAAGAAACCGTAATAACACCAAAAGATTATGGAGAGTTTCTTCTGAAAAGGAAGTGTAAAAAATGAATTCAAATTTTAGACAGATAAAAGCCATTGAGCAGAAGAATAAACAGCGGTTACTTGAAGTTAATCCGGGACTTGATGATAAAAGCGGAATTTACTTTCTGGCAAGAGAAGATGAACAAGGTTTCCGATACGCTTATGTCGGACAGGCTGTACATATTTTGACGAGATTAGCACAACACCTATCGGGATACGATCAACATATTGACCGCTCTCTGAAAAAACATGGTTTGTATTCAGAAGAGAATCCTTATGGATGGGATGTGGGTTTTATTCATTATCCAAAAATCCATCTTAACGAACGGGAACAGTATTGGATTAAGCAATATGCAGATAAGGGTTATCAGTTGCGGAATAAGACAAGTGGTAGCCAGGGCGAGGGAAAGTCGCAGATTGCAGATTACCGACCACAGAAAGGGTACAGAGATGGTCTAAAACAAGGCAGAATCAATCTGGCTAGAGAATTATCGTCTATAGCAGAAAAGCACCTTAAAATCGAAATTAGAGATGATAAGAAGAATAATAAGATTTCACAGCGACAGTTTGAGAAATTTAAAGAACTGTTAAACACAGAAAAATGTATGGAGGGAAATTAAATGTGTAACATGAACAAGATTTTAGAAAAAGCAAAAGAGTTAGTAGCAATGTTGGAAGAAAAGGAAATATCGGATAAAGTTGAACTTTCCACAGTTTCTCCGGGCTGTGTGATTGACCTTGGGGAAGATGAATTTGTGGTGTTAGACCATGATGATGGCGGAACATTGATTATTTCAAAGGGTTTCATGGAAGAAAATGTGAAATTTGGTGATAACACTGATTTCAATGGTTCTAATGTGCAGCGTGTGTTGTATGAAGATATTCTTCCGAAGATTGAAGCAACTGTTGGAAAAGACAATGTTCTTTCACAGACTGTGAAATTAACAACAGTTGATAATCAGAATATTTATGAAGATGTGACTGGAAGAATCCGGTTACTGACATTTGATGAAGTTAGAAAATACAATCCGTTGATCGTGAATAAAGATTTGGATGATTATTGGTGGACAATGACTCCGTGGACAAGCAATGATAGATGGAAATATCCAATCGCCGTTGTTTCGCCGGTTGGCGTCGTCAGCTGCGGGGACTGCTATTTCAGCTGCGGTGTTCGCCCAGTTTTGTATCTTAAATCTAATATCTTTGTATCTTTGGGAGGAAAATTCGATGAGAAATAAACTTGAGCAAAAATTAAATGAACTGGAACGGAAGTTAGACGACGGTTTAAATGAATTAAAAAAGTTAAAAGCAAAATTAGAAGCGGAAAAGCTCGCAGGATTAAAAATCGGAGATACCTTTGAATTAATTGGGAAGAAATGGAAGATTCTGGATTCGAATGAAAATGACATGCTATGCATTTGTATGGAATCTCTAGGAGATAAAACATTTGATTCAGAATGCAACAAATGGACATCAAGTAATTTAAGAAATTATCTCAATACAGAAATATATAAAAAAATCTGTGAAGAAATTGGTGAAGAGAATGTGATTGAGTTTGAACGCAATCTGTTGTCTCTTGATGGTCAAACAGAGTACGGAGCTTGCAAAGATTTTGTTTCATTGATTTCGATTGATGAATACAGAACGTATCGAAGTCTGATTCCAAATTTTGATGAATGGTGGTGGATGCTTTCACCGTATAGCACAAAATGTAACGAGGATTCAAGTTATGTTTCCGTTGTTTCGCCGGTTGGCGGCATCGGCTTCGGGATCTACTATAACGGCAGCGGTGTTCGCCCAGTTTGTATCTTTTCATCTACGCTCTTTGAATCAGAGGATGAGTAAATGGCAGAAACAGAGTTGCAGGTAATTTTAAAAGCAATGGAACTTTCCGAGCATACATTGAGACTGACATCGAACTGTAACCGTTATCCAAAAAAATATCGGTTTTCACTTGTAGATAAAATGCAAAATAAATGTCTTTGTATCTACGAATCGTTGATGGAAGCAAACCGGACTGACATAAGAGAATATAAACGTGAACGTCTGGAATTGCAGACCAAAGCGATTACATATTGCGATGAGATGTTGTTTTATATCGAATTATCTATGAAACTAAACATCATCAATACAAAAAGCATGGAATATTGGTCGAAAATGGTAAAAGATATTAAACACATGACGATCGCTTGGAGGAAGAAAGATAGAGGAAGATAGTAAAATCATAGGTTATATATCGTTAAACCGTTGTTTCGCCGGTTGGCGACATCAACAACAGGAACTACAATAACAGCAACGGTGTTCGCCCATTCTGTATTACAGACAGTCGGAGTAGGCAGCAAGCTGAAACCAGAGAAAGAGATACAAAAAGATGTATGACCTTCCCCAAATGGGTAAATACAAAGGAGTTTATGAAATGGACAAGGACATTATTACGAATTTTGAAAATCTGTACCGCGCTTATAAAAAAGCGAAACTTGGTAAAAGTCATAATGGAAGTTGTGCAAGATTTCAAAATATGAGTCTTGAGGGAATTCATCTGCTGAAAGAACAATTAGAAAACCAGACGTATCAGATTGGAAAGTACAGTCAGTTTAAGATTTATGAGCCAAAAGAGCGAGTGATAATGTCCTGCTCATTCAAAGATAAGGTTGTTCAGCATTGTTTGTGTGATAATATCTTGCATCCACGATTGCAAAATGTGTTCATTGAAACTAATTCTGCCGGGCAAGTTGGTAAAGGTACGTTATTCGGTATGGATAAGTTGAAAGAACAAATGCTGGCATTCTATAGAGAACATAGAATAGATGGTTGGATTTTGAAATGCGACATTGCAAAATTCTTTTACAGTATCAACCATGAGGTCTTGAAAGATATTGTGGATTACTATTTTCCGAATAGTTATACAACATGGTTGAACCACTTGTTTATTGATAGCACGAACGGTTTTGGACTTCCACTAGGAAATCAAGTTGCACAAGTATATGCCTTAATGATGTTGGACTGCATTGATCATATGATAACTGGAGAGCTTGGAATCAGATATTACGGTCGATATATGGATGATTTCTATTTGATACACTACGATAAATCATATTTGAAATACTGCCTTCTTTATATAGAAGAAATGGTTTCAAGTTTAGGATTATCACTGAATGGGAAAACACAAATTTGTCCGTTCAAAAATGGTATTCGGTATCTTGGGTTTCATCATTATATGACGAAAGATGGAAAATATATTCGACGGTTGAATTCCGAAAATAAACGTAGAGCGAAGAAGAAAGTCAGAAATATGTTGCGATTGTTAAAAGCAAGGAAAATAAGTGAGAAAGAATTTCAAAATAAGTACGGTTCGTGGAAGAATCATGCCTCACATGGAAATACAGTGAAGCTGGTACATTCAATGGATTTGCACATAAAATCAGAGATTGAGAAAGGATAGGTTATATAAAACGGTAATTTTATGATAACGGAGTACCTCTGAAATGAGCGGCTGGATAAAAATACATAGAGACATTTTGTATCACGAAATATGGAGTGATAAGCCATTTTCAAAAGGGCAGGCGTGGATAGACCTTATTCTACTGGCGAATCATTCAGACAATAAATGCATGGTCGGGAATAAGGTGGAAGAAGTTAAACGTGGTAGTTTTATCACATCAGAATTGAAATTGATGGACAGATGGGGATGGGGCAGAAAAAAGGTTCAGTTGTTCTTGAAGTTTCTGGAAAGTGACTCCATGATTGTCCGAAGTGCGAACAACAAAAGAACAGCAATAACCATTGTGAATTATGATGTTTATCAATATCAGGGAACATCAAAAGAACAACAAAAGAACAACAAAGGAACATCAAAAGCACACAAACAAGAAAGAAAGAATGAAAAGAATGTAAGAAATTATAATAATTTCGAGCGTAGGAAGTACGACATGGATTCACTAGAAAGTAAGTTGATGGAGGTGAATATGAATGGCACAGGCAATAAAGCATAGTTTCAGTGGAAGTCCGAGGAAACAGTCGATAGGATACAAGACTGGTAATATGGCTGCATTTATGTATGCTGGTTCAAAACGAAAGAGAAAGAAAAGGATGAAAGGTAAATGAGTTGGGCGAATAAAGCGCATAAGCGAATAGAAAAAACAAAAAGCTGATGAAAAGTATGGAAAAGATTTGAGAAATGCATTAGATTTATTCTTCTTGATCACGGCAGATTATCTGCACAGGTATGAGGGATATTCAAAAAAGAGACTTATTAGGTTTATCGATTTTGCAATCGAACAATTGCATTACGCAGAAGAAGATGGCAACTACTTTCTCTTGATGAATGAAGCGTTATGTGATGAAACTGGGGTAAATGTTTTAAAAGGATTCGTGAGAAAGGAAAAGAAATATAGGAAATGACAACAGGAATTTTGATACTGGAAGCGTTCCTGATCGGAGTGATGGTCGGGTACTGCTGCGGAAAGGATGGATGAAGATGGATAAGGAGCAAAAAGCAATCGAAAGGATAAAAATGGCATCTGACATGAGTTTACATCATTACAAAAAACCGCTTGTTTGTACATATTCTGGCGGTAAAGATTCGGATGTAATGCTGGAATTATTCAAACGATCCGGTATTCCGTTTGAGGTGCATAACAGCCATACGACAGCAGATGCACCGCAGACGGTAAGGCATATACGAGAGGTATTCCAACGATTAGAACTGGATGGTATCAAGTGCGAGATTGAAAAACCAACATACCAAGGGGAGCGTACAAGCATGTGGAGATTGATTCCGAAAAAACTCATGCCTCCAACAAGATTGGCAAGATATTGTTGTTCTGTTTTAAAAGAGACAGGATGCGCAAACAGATATATAGCCACAGGAGTAAGGTGGGATGAAAGCACTTCAAGAAAAAAATGGAATGAATTTTCGGCGCCAAATCAGAAAGAACATTTTTCCAAGATTGTACTTATGAATGACAATGATTCACGGAGACGAATGAGTGAGTTGTGTATGCAACAGAATAAAATGGTCGTCAATCCGATCATAGACTGGACGCATTCGGATATATGGGAATTTATAAATTCAGAGCATATCGAAACATGTGAACTTTATCAATGCGGATATGATCGTGTTGGATGTATCGGATGTCCGCTTGCAAGCAAGAAGCGTTATAAGGAATTTGCAGACTTCCCGGAATATAAGAAACTATATATCCACGCTTTCGGCAGAATGTTGGAAGAACGGAAAAGAAGAGGAAAAGAGAGCAAATGGAAAGATGGATATGAAGTTTTTCTTTGGTGGATGGAAGATGATAATATCCCGGGGCAAATGACAATTGATGATTTTTTGGAGGTATAAGATGGGAAGATTAACCGAACAGGATGAACAAGGAAACTGGTGCGTGAAAGGTCTGCCGTGGAAAGATACCTATGTAGGGCAGGTCATTACAGAGAATACAAATCAAAAGATATACGGAGCATTGTGCAAGCTGAAAGACTATGAGGAGAGTGGTCTGGATCCGGAGGAAGCATACAGTCTGAAAGAAAGGGATACGGCGAAGAAGCCCATTGAACATGTAACAAAATTTGCGTCAATGTATGAATGTCCATCGTGCGGAAATATAGATGTGTATGGACAGAAAAATTGTGATAATTGCGGACAGAGATTGGATTGGAGTGATTAAATGTACGAAAAGAAAGTTAGAGAAGCGATATACTGCATGAAATCATTCGTTGATGAAGCAGTATGCGAAGAATGTGATTACTATGAAACGTGCGATCATACAAGAGCGGAAGAGAATGCGAAAATTGCAATCAAAGCACTGGAAAAGCAGTTGCCGAAGAAACCGAAAAAAAATGGAGATTTAGCATGCTCGTGCGGATTGATTATCCAAAGAAAAAATAGAAGAACATGTTTGCATTACTGTCATAATTGTGGGCAGGCGATAGATTGGAGTGAGTGATGAAAAGAGGAAAGTTAGAACTCAAGGATTCCGATACTTTACAAGACATTTATAATAAGCTGACAATTGACGGGTATCTGAAAGAGCCGTTGACCGTGGACGAGCAAGTGCTGATTTACGGTATATCAAAATGGATTAGAGAGAATGTGGGGGTGGAGCGATGAACGTACTAGAGAAGATTTTGGAAGAGATAGGAGCAACTGAAAGAATACGATTTTCAAGGTATACAGAACTATTGATTGCTGTGAAAGATGTGGAGAAGATCATCCGTTCATACATGGATGAAACAGAAAAAGTATCAAGCGCAGAAATAGTGTCACATGAGATAGATGGAAAACCATATTATGAGATTAAATACAAGAAAGTTGAAGGCGGTGAATATTATATCGGATATGGATCGTATGATTTGAAGAATGTTGTGAAATGGCTTAATGAATGTTTCGAGTTTTGCGGCGAGGCTAAAGTAAGTGTTATTGATGGTAAGGACACGAATGTCCCTAGCAATGAAGGTTGGATTCCAGTGGAAGAGCGGTTGCCGGAAAATAGCGCAAACAGTATTTATGATATGCAGCTTGTAACTCTTAAAGACGGAGAGGTTTGTCTTGGAGTTTATAGGAACAAAGATGGTGAGTGGTGGACAAGAAAACAAGAGGGAGAAACGCATTACAAAAATAAGCATGAAGTAATAGCATGGCAGCCACTTCCAGAACCGTACAAGGAGGACTAAATGTTGAGAAAGACCAAAACAAACGAAGCTCAGCGCCGGAAGCAGGCAGAGAGCATCCGGCAACGCGGAATTGAGCAGATGGCAGAGCATGATCCATCCGCGACGGCAAAGCGTCAGATGAATCACAAGCCATATCAGGCTGCGGTGCTGATCCGGGAGCAGGGAGAGCAGATGCGAAGAGAAACAGCAGAATCTTGGTTAAAACGAAAAAATGTATTAATTTAATAGAAAGGAACTTAAGGCTTATGAGATTAGGAAAGTATTTATCCTCATTGACTAAGCCGGAACTTGAAGAATTAAGAGATTTATTAAATTTATCCGATGATGAATATCCGATTTTTGAAGAATTATCTCACGGTAGAAGCAAAGTATATATTTCCGATCAATGTAAAATATGTGTTTCTACCGTGGATAATCGGATAAGAGCAATTCGGAAGAAATTAGAACGGTTACAGAATGGTGGTGTTACCGGTGGCTGA